AAGCAATGGATAATACAGCACATGAAACACTTTGTCGGGCCAAAATATCAACGTGGAAACTTTTCGGTGTTTCCAGCGGGTACAGTGATGCTAGCCGCACCTACTGGTGGCAACGTAGTATTAACAAACCATACATTCGCATCTACTGATACCAGCAACCTAGTAACTAGCCGCGCTGTTTTTCAAAGTGACGGCACACTAGTACATCGAGATGACGGAGTTGATGCTGACGTACAAGCAGGCGAATGGGCTGATAACGAACCATCGACAATAGGTGCTAACTTTGAAGTACGCTATACATCCGTTAGCAAAACAGGAACTGCATATAACAACCCAGCCGAAGCTGCTGATATTTGGATCACAATTGACGCTGAAAGAACTTGGGGTCATAGAATTGTTGCAAAAAGTTCACCTGCCTCCCATTCATCATCAGCTATATTTGAACTCGGTGCCGATGGCGCAGAAAGTGCAGATGACAGCGCGACTTTAACAATTTCAGCAGACAACTAGGAATAAAAAAAAATGATTACACTACCACCATACATACTTGAACGCGATGCTTACCATTTAACACCAGTCATTGATCGTTGGATTTTTAACAAACTTCAAGTAGCAGAACGCATGGGTTACGAATGTGGTCCTGCTGGAACTTGGTTTACTCCACAAGATGTTATTGTACGACCAATAATGAATTTAGCTGGTATGGGTACAGGCGGCGTTTATCCACGCACACTACCAGTTGGAGGCCCAGACGCAGATCGGGAAGGCAGTTTCATTGCTGGTAAGCATCATCCTGGTCATTGTTGGGTAGAAAAGTTTACAGGCGCATGGGAGTTCGCTACTTATATTAATGATGTTGCTATCGGTGGGTGTTCAGGCGCACCAGATCAAAGTCAAGACGGCAATCCAAATCACTTTATCTTTACTGAACTTGATCCAGGTTTGTTGCCTGCGTTACCTGTAGAGTTTCACGGCCTCTCTCGTTACATGATGGCTGAATTTCGTGGTGGTAATGTCCTCGAAGTTGCTCCACGTTCATACGTAATGAACATGCGACAATATGTAATAGATGATTACTTAACAATTGATCCTAGTTATACAGTAAAAGCAGGACAACTAGGCTTAACTGATATGTTGAAAGTATATATTGGTAACGGCGGCTATCGTTGGTCTAGCATGGAAGAAACGCGCCGACCATTTGTTAATAATCCATAAATAAACGTATACACACGATAACAAAGGAAAATACTATGACATACACAAAAGAAGAACAAGTTGTTTGGGACGATTTCTTCTGCACACTAGTTGGATGGACAATGCATCCTGGCTACTACAGAGAGAATGCGTTTCCAACTAAACCATCTCACGAAGAATGCGCAGAGATGGCGACTAACATGATGGAAGTCAGGCGAAAACAAATGGAATCTAGTGCTGTCCAACTATAATCTCTAATAGTGCTGTAGCTTTCTTACTGCATAAGCTATTACGTGCGCCAATGTGCATTGGCTTAGGCCAAACTCCAAAATCAAACCAACCATAGCCTAATGATTCATTATTGATGATTGGTTGGAACTCATCTTCAACAATACAGATGAACGTGTAGTAACGAAAGTTCTTGTCTCTAGATTCGTATATATCGAATGGATAGATTTTACTAATTTCTGGAAACATACCCATTTCTTCTGTACACTCTCTTACGAAAGTATCGCTGGGAGTCTCACCATCCTTAGCCATGCCACCAAACAGTGACCATTCACTTCGGTGTGTTGATTTATATGAAGCTCGCATCTGTAGTAAGACACGGTTGGTGGAGGATGTTATGAATAAAGCTCCTGCAGCAATTTTCTGTTCGTCAGTCATACACGTATTTATCTACGTAGTTAACTCTTAGTTGATAGAAATGCGCCAGTAGCCAGGATTATATGTTGCTAGATACGTGTATACCCATTGATCGTCAGCAAATCTGTAATGCTGCGCGTCTGTAAGATTCACTACATACTGTGATACACTAATGGTAGATGCGTCAAAGCTAACGAACCAGTTAGTACCATTGTATTCAATGATGTCGTTCTCATACGCCACAATATCTCCCCACGGATTCAATCCATTACCTGTTTGGGCAATCAATTGCTCACCATCGTAGTCTTGATTGTTAGTCAGAAGTAGATAGCGTTGACCAACAGCCGCCGCTGGTAATGTACCACCTGGAAAGCTAGTGATTGGATTGATTATGTCATTGACGGGCCCACTACCAATGGTGGTTGGCAATGTATCAGCATCGACAACAAACGTTGCAATGTTTTGTTCGGTGGCACTGACTTCTAATGAACCAAGTATATCACCAAATGTTTCTTCAATATCATCTTCAGTCTTGAGTGTCATTACCGTGGTTTCAGGATCAATTTTGCCATACGTAGCAAACAAGTCTTCCCATGCTAATGTAGTATCGGTTTGACCATACTCGTTCAATAGTTCAACTCTGCTAGTTGTAGAAGTGACAGGACTTACGTCGATACGATAGTTCCCTGGAGATATAATGACTTGATCTAGTTCATCAAACACGCTACCAAGTGGATCGAAGATGCGATCTGTGTCTATGTTACTTACGTCAGTGTTATAGATATTCGTAACGATCTGTTCGATAATGGACTGACGCTTAACTTTGGCTGGTGGACTAATCCATGCAGTCATTTTGAATGTGAATGATGAGAAGTCATTAGCAATGTCTGTGCCCGCTGGCACACCACGATTAGAGTAGTTCATATCAGTCATTTCAATCTCAGTGATTGACCCCCAATCCAACGGATTGTCATTTGTTTGAAGTTGAATTCCTGGATTGAATATTGGAATGATCTGTTCCCATAGCTGTAGCTTATCTGTTGTGTTTGTTGTCCATAAGTCAAGTGCCATAGTTAAGTTGATTGGTACTGGCATGTGTCTCTCGACAGTATAGCGATTGCCCATTGTGTTTTCGTACAGGCCTGTTTGACCGTTGTATGTACGTTCAATTGCGCGAACTGGATTTACGTTAGTAGGATCTTGGCGACGATCATTCGCTATTTCTACTGCACGAATATATCCACTGAACATTGGTGCAGCGATAGAAGTATTCTGATCGTTGTTGCGTAGAATCTGCGCTACCATTCTGCTCATGTCTCCATAAACAATAGGCACACGCTTTTGAGCTACCACACCATTTTCATCTGGTGCTAGTTCTATGCTGAAATCAGAGAAGATACGTAGAAACTGTAGTATGTATCGCCTGATCTGTTCGTCGTAAAAGAATGTTGACATATTAAAGTACACTAGCTCCTGGCATAGGGTTAAAGATACGAATTCCTGTCAGTGTGATTTGAGAAATATCTACATCGTTGCCGTGTGAGTTAATAATAAATACTCCACCGTTTGCAGCAAAGTCTCCACCGATAAACAATGGAATAATAAAGTTGAATGCTTGCGGATCACCAGTAGCTTTTGCAAAGTTTGGTGAGTCAGTATAGATAATGTTACTTGCTGTCCCACCACCAGCAGGAGCAATTGGATCACTACCAACGTCAAGTTTTAAATCAAGATGGGGTGCCGTTCCACCTGTGAACTCACCAAACATTGATAGTCGAAGAACACCTGCACCATTAAGAAAAGGAGGAAAAAGTCTATCGTTTGCCTGATCCCATATTCCTGCAAAGCCAGGTGGATAACGCAATTCTTCTGCTGGATTAGAATTAATTGTAAGTTGTTGTGGAACACCATCTGCTAGTGTTGTAGCACCTGTTCCGTCGTCAAAGACGAACTCCCAACCTCCAGAAGTTGCAATCCAATCTGGAACACTAGTTACAAAGTCGCGTATGTCCTGTGCTGTAATAGATCCTGCCGCTTGATTGTCAGGAAAAATATTATTTTTTAAATCTGATTCTGTTCTTTTTGTATCTGCCATTGTATTATCTCTTAGTCAAATTCTTCGCCAAAGATTGGGTCGAATAAGTTAGCTTCGTTACCCAGCGATGGTGCGTTAGGGTTTGTTGGTACTTCTTGTGGTGAGTCAGTGGGTTTAGCTTTTATCACTTTACTCAATGCTTGTCGTTGAGTAATGACTGTGCCATCATCCAACGTACTCGTACTCTCATTGTCAATAAATGTATCTAGCAATTGGTTTGCTCCTGTCCACGGTAACTTGCATTGATCGACTTCAATCTTCTTGAATGTAGACCCTTGCTTTTGGTATAGCACTGGACTATCAAAGTCTGTGCGTAACCAGTAGTCATTCTCCACCAATGTTTCAGGGAACGTTGATCCACTACCAGCCAATGTCAGACCATTTGGTGGAATACCATCACCCGTCTTAAACCATATAAGCTGATGCTCTTGTGTATTTGGATCAATCGTAATATACAAATTTGATGCATCATACCAAAGTGGGTCGCATCTTACGTTCTTTGCAGCCTCTTCAATGATAGCATCTGTAATTTCATCCAGCTTATCTTTATTACTTAGCGAATCTTCAAGTGTTTCATCACAACAATCATCATCGCCAGGTGGCAATGATTCTAGTGTCTGACCATCTCCTGCTAGTCGATCAAGAATATCTTGATACTCAGTAGATGCTGGCATTTGCTTCGCACGTACTCTCCATAGATGTGAATG